GTTTCTGGTGGTTCAGGTTGGGGTGGTATCTACTCACCGATCATGCGTATGCGCTCACGCAAGGAAGCACGCTATCTCGCTACAGGTAAATCGTTTCAAACAATGTGGCTAGGTCACTGGCATCAATACATCTCTACACCAAAGATGGTGGTGAATGGAACTATGAAAGGTTTTGATGAGTACGCATTGTTGATGGGTTTCGGTTATGAACAGCCACAGCAGGCGTTGGCTTTGGTGACACCTGAAAAGAATATAACGATTCAAGCACCCGTGTTTTTTGTTGATCGCAAAAAGGAGAACTGGTGATGACAACTTTTGTGGAAGTTGTTTGGCATGATGCGCACGCTGATACTTCTAACTGGATTGATATAAGTGAAATTGGTTGCGATCCGTGTGTAGTTGTATCGGTAGGCATTTTGTTACCCGAAACAAAACCTAATCACATTGTTTTGGCGCAGTCGCAAAATAGTTTTGATCAACTGGATTGCGTGTTGGCTATCCCTGTTGCAATGGTAAAAAGTATGCGTGCGATTTTTGCTGGTGGACTTGACAGCATTTGATCTGTAGTGTTTTTGTATTGCGCTATGTTCTCCTTCTCCGTAGCGTAATAATGGGTTGAGTAGCCCTGTTTCTGGGGAAATAGGGCTACTCCCTATCAAAATGTCGGGAAAGTCTTACTGGCAAAAGGAAAGAAAAGACTTTACTTTCTGTTCTTTAGTGACATAAACTAGACATATCAATCTAACCCTGAGGAGGGAAAATAATGAAATCAGCAAATGTGCGTTGCAACAAATGTGGTTGCGAATGTTATTGGGATACTAACCGAAATGGCAAACGATATTTGGCGCAACGCAATGTTCAAGAGTACGAAGGTGGCACAGGTACTTGGAAGTCACCTCATTACTGTCAAGCAACGCCTGAGGAAGCAGCACAATATCAAGCGATGCTCAAAGCAACCAAAGAACGACTTCTTAATCTGAAAGCAGTTGAGATTGCTAATGGCGAAATTGTTGTTGGGCAAACCATCAAGGTTTATCGTGGGCGCAAGATTCCACAAGGCACAATGGGAGTTGTGTTTTGGGTTGCTGATGAGCCAGATCATTTCGGTGTTTACAAGATCGGTTTTAAAGATGACGCTGGCATCAAATACTTTTGTGCAATCAACAATGTTGATTTTTACTTTGATGGTGCTGATGAATTGAACGCCAAAAGAGTTGCTGAAGCAAAAGCAGAAGCAAAAGCACAACGCAAGTTGAACAAAGAATTATCAATGTCAAATGGAGAGGATGAAATCTAATGAAAACAAATTACAAAGAAATTGCTCTACAAATGAATCGGCTTTACTGTATTGGGGAGGGTCATGTTGCAAGCGATTTACTTCTAGACGCAATCAAAAACGACAACGCCAGCGAAAAGGATAGTCAAGCACCAACAAGCGACTACACAGACTATTTACTGAACGAACTAGATCGGATACAAAAAGAACTGGCTGCTGTTATCACTGAAATTGCAAAATGGACTAAACAAACGGAGGTGCAGTCATGACTAAGAGCAATGAGCAGAGTTGGCTTTGCGTTGATTGTGGAAATAGAATCACAACATTTGTGAAACTCAGTGAATCGCCAGTGTGCAGCAAACATTTGAAGCCTGTGCGCATGGCTGAAACATACAACATGAAGTGGGGCAAGCAAAAATAACTGTGTTACACCCATGAGCAATAGTTGAGATCACATTACAAACAAGAAAGAAGGAACAGATGAAGGTATTATCAAAAGAAAAACATGGCAGCAAAGATTGGTTGCTGGCACGCTGGAAAGATGAGAACGGAAACTGTGTGTTCGGTGCGTCAGACATTCCTGCGTTAATGGGTGCAAGCCCATACAAAACTCGTGCAGCATTGTTTGCAGACAAACTCAATGAGCCAGTAGAGCAGCCTTCTAACGCTGTCTTTGATCGTGGCAACATTCTTGAATCACCGTTGATTCTGAATGCTTCAAACAAGTTGGGCATGAACATCTTTACGCCTGAAGTCATTTATCGTGATGGGCGTTTGTCAATCAGTCTTGATGGCGTGGACAACGAACAGAAACCAACTGTTGTCGTGGAAGCCAAAACAACTACTCGCTACAGCATTTATGACGCTGGAGATTTACCTGATGAATGGTTGTGGCAAGGCTATGCGCAGCAAGCAGTGTTGGATGTGCCTGTTTGGTTCTCTGTGCTTGATCGTGATATGCGTTTAAGTGTTGTTCAGTTGCCAGATAATCCTGTTGCCATTGACAGTTTGATCACTGAAGCAAACATTTTTGGTGAATGGGTTGATAACAACACGCCACCACTAGACGAGATTAACAACTTCTCTGCTGATGACATTGCTCGTATCTTTCGTGTTGAGCCAACCACGATTGATTTAACTATTGAGGCTGGCGAATGGGTTTTACAATTAGAGGAAGCCCGTGCAATGGCAAAGCAAGCAGCAGAGTTAGAAACAAAAGCGAAAGACGCTTTGGCACAAATGTTGTTAGGCAATGAGATTGGCTTGTTGCATGGACAGCAAATAGTTTCTTGGAAACAACAAGCAGGAAAAGAATCGTTTGATGCTGCACGATTGAAGCAAGAACATCCAGAGTTAGTTAGTGAATACACAAAACAAGGCAACCCATACCGTGTGATGAGAACACACAGAAAGAAGGCAAAGTAATGAATGAGGAATTAGATACACAACTGTTGAAAGCAGTATTGGAGCAGTACGCAATACCTGATCCAAAGATTGTTGGAACTATTCCACGCAACGGAATCAACTTGGCGTATGTGAGTCACGCAGACATCACAAAGATTTTGATTGAGATTGACCCGAATTGGAACTGGCAACCTGTTGCTTGGGATAATGGCAGACCTTCAATTCATGTTGAGAACGGAACAGCAACAATGTGGGCTACGCTCACGCTGCTTGGCAAATCTTTGTTGGGTGTTGGATCAGTTCGTGCCGACAAACAAGACTTGGACAAAGAATTGATTGGAGACTTCTTGCGCAACGCAAGTATGCGCTTCGGTATCGCATTGAGTCTGTGGTCTAAACAAGATTGGTCTGACAACACAACGATTGTTCGCACACCAGAAGTTGAGCGTTCAATACAAAATCATCCAGCGTCACAATCAGAGGAGCGTGAAATCACGCCTGCTGAAGTAGCAGAAATCTTTGGTGGCGCAGTTGTAACAGAAGCAGTTATCACTCCAATCAAAGCAGCCACATCAGCAGCAACGATCAGCGATAAACAAAAAGGTTTGATCAGCAAACTTGCAAAAGAAAAAGTTGATGGTGATGTCACACCGATTTTAAAACAGCAGTTCAAAAAAACTTCTGTTAGTGAACTGACAACTAAAGAAGCGTCAGCATTGATCAAACTTCTGATGGAAGCAACAGTTGGCAAACTCGTCATCAATAATGATGAGGAACCCTTCTGAAGCGTGATCATTGGCGAGAGGATGCGTTGTGTTTAGGGTTGAAAGCAAAAGTTTTTTTTCCTGAATACAACGCATTTGAATCTCGTTGGGATGAAGCCAAAATGATTTGCGCTCGTTGTTCTGTACGGCAGCAATGTTTAGATTTGGTTATCGGGCTAGATGAGGATTGTGATCGTTGGGGTGTGTTCGGTGGTATGACACCAGCAGAGCGCAGGGTTCACCGTGACAAATTGAGGAGCAGGAAATGAAATCTATCGGGCAGCCACAGGCTGATTGCGATTGCGTGTTACAAAAGATTGTTAAACAAACTAGATGTGGAAAAACGGAGGATGATGATGAGTAGATATAACAATAATTGGGGAAGTCATGATCAGTTGCAAGAGTTGCGTAAAGCAAACATGGCTTTACATCGTGAGTTAGATGCAACAAAAAAATTGTTGTCAGACACTTTGCAAGATTTGGCACAAGCACAAGATGAATTGGTGCTGGCACTTGAAGCGTTAGCAAGAGTTAGAAACTCCTAGATGAAAATAGAAATAGATTCATCATTTGATGGTTCAGGCATCAATCGCAAAGGCGAATGTGAAGGCAATCAACAAAAATGTAATCTTGCTGGTTGCCCAAAGTTTGGAACATTAGGCAGAGCAGCCCGTGACGGGTTACGCCGTGTGAAAGGTTGTAGTGATCCAACTGCACGAGGCAAACGCAATCGTTCTAAAGGTGACAGCAAAGCCCGTATTGCACGAAAGAAGTTAGGTTTGGCTGCTACAGGCAACGCAGGCACAAGACACGAGGAGCATTGGGGAGGAATGTTCAGAGTTGAAGTCAAGGCTGGCGCACAGATCAATGCGATCTGGACACGCTTTAGAGATGCCAGAACGCAATCTAACGCTTCAAAATCGTTGGGCGATATAAGACCGTTTGCCATGATCGCTATGCCAGACGGTACTTCTGAAGGCATCGTGTTGATGTCACTTGATGAGTTCGCTGAACTGTGTGCGCTGTTATGAGCAAAGTGTTTAGTTCAGATCATTACAACGCAGATGATAACGCCAAACATCAAATCATCAAATGGCTTGAAACAAGAGGTTTCATGGCATGGGTTAATCAAGATCAATACGGAATTGATGTTCAAGCAGTTCGTAAAGGTCTTTCATTTGAGTTTGAAGTTGAAGTAAAACATAATTGGCGTGGCACAATGTTTCCGTTTGACACAATTCATTTTTCTAATCGCAAAAGAAAGTTTGCTACAGCAGACAAATTAACTTGGTTCGTGATGTTGAATGATGAACGCACACACGCTTTATTTGTTTCTGCTGACAAGTTTTTATCTGCTGTTGTAGTAGAAAAAGACACCATTTACAGCACGAAAGAACAATTTGTTGCAATACCAGTTGCACAAGGTAAATTGATCACGCTTAAAGAAGGAGGTTTCGTGTGACACCGTTACAAATTGATCAGATGATTGACAAGATTTGTGGGATGTTTCCAACAGTTCCCGTGCCACGCAACGGCATGAAAGCAGCGTGGGGAGCAGACAAGTTTCTGCATGAAGTCACAGTTGAACAAGGTAGAGAAGTGATGGCACTTGTAGAGAAACACAACACAGTTCCTTCCTTGCCTGAATTAAAAGTTATGTTGCGTTCTATAATAAAAAAAGATGACAATCAAAAGCCTGTGTGCGACATTTGTAATGGCACTGGTTGGGATGACGGAATGAGAATCGCAGACGGAGTTATCTTGCACGAGCGTTACACGAGTCTTGATATGCGTGGCAATGTTTGCACGACAGTTACGAAGTGTGAGTGTAGAAAATAAGTTTTTGACAATCGGCTAGTTGCATAGACCTAAACCTGTCGCAAGGTAGTTGGATGATCTGTGGTAACACAGTTAGATCGCCATGCGCTTAATCATGCAACACGAAATGATTTACGCAAGATGATGAGGCGCAGCGTAATAAAATAAATAGGGTGTTGGAGTGTGGCATACCAACGGGGGGCATTACA